CCACTTGCAGGGTGTAGGCCACCACGTCGGGGTCGGGGTCGGTGTTGGGGTGCATGGGCAGGACGTTGTGCATGGTGGGTTAGCCTCGGCGTAGGCCAGACAAGCCAATGCGGCCGTGGCTGACGCGTGGTCGGGCTGGTTCGGTGCTGTCGTTTTGAGAGCTATCAGCGCTTTCGGCATCAGGGCTGGCGGTGGTTTTGGCTGTAAACAAATCCGGCTCAGCCGGGCAGAATTTGGCTTCACGCCGTGCCCAGCCCGGCTCGCGGTAGGTCTGAATGCCGAGGTGGCAGGCCATGGCGTAGGCATACACCATGCAGTCGCCCGCCTCTTCTCGGTGACCGCTGGGGGTGATCCAGCGCAGCGCCTGCTTGCCTTGCACCACCACCGGCATCAGGCGCGCAGCTGTCATTTGCTCGTATTCGTCAGTCTGCAGCAGGGCTTTGCTGGTGTGGATGTACCCCGGCCCGGCTTGGGTCAGGCGCATGCGGCCATACAGCAGGTGTTTGGCGGTGTCGGTACCAATAGGCCACAGGCGCAGGCTGCGCGGCTGGGTCTTGCCGCGCCAGGTGATGTCGATCAGGCTGGGCTTGCCCAGCACCGGTTTGTTGGCCAAGCTGCTGCCCTTGAGGGCCAGCACTTGGGCGCTGGCGTGGTTTCGGCAGTAGGTGTAAACCGCGTGGGTGTTGTGGCCGCCGGTGTCGATACCGGTGGCTTCGATGATCATTTGCGCCCCGCTGACGTGCATCACGGGGGTGCGGCGGATCTCGGTTAGGCGCGTCCAGGGGCTGCCTTCGGTGCCTTCGTCCAGATTCGGGTCGCCATAGATGATATGGCGGCCCACCAGCCAGCTTTCTTCGCCCCGGCCAAAAGCCCAGACGCGGGCCTCCAGTCGGTCGGGCTGGGTGTCTACGCCCATGGTCAGCATCAAGCCACCGCGCGGGACGGTGCCCATGTCCCAATCTTCGGCGCGGGCGGCCAGGGCTTTGCTGTCGCCACCGGTGCCGGTTTCTTCCCAGGTCTCGGCCAGGGTGCTGTTCAGGAACGTTTTGAGCGGGGCGCTGTCGCCCATGCGTTTTTTGTCCTGGGCGTGCTCCCAGTTTTCCACCAGCGCGGCCCAGCTTTTCCAGCCCAGCGGGGAATATAGTTTATTGAGCCAGAAACCGGCACGCTTGCCCATGCCAGCGCCTGGTTCATCGGGTATCCAGATGCCGTTTTGCAACAGGTAGTCTTTGCGGTGCTCTTCAATGGCGGCGCCGCAGTGGCGGCAAATGTAGACCGCCGTTTCAGGCCGGGCACGGCCAGATTCTGTTTTGAGCCACTTGATACCCCAGTCGGTTTTGGCACCCCACAGCAAAATTTGCAGCTCGCCACAGTGCGGGCACGGAACGTGGTATTTGCGCTGGTCGCTGGCCAGGTATTCGGCTTCAATGACGCTTTGGCCCTTGATGTTGCAGGTGCTGGCAATGATCAGCTTGCCACTTGTCCACCTCGTCGGCCACAGCAAAACCCAGAGGCTTGGACGCCAGGCTGGCGGCGCTGTTGGCTCCGCCAAAAAACACGGTAAACCCACCCTGGATGGTGCGGCTACGCCAGCTGGTGGACTCGTCGCGGCTTTTGCGCACCGCCACCTTGCCGTGCATGGCCGGGGTTTGCATGATGGTCGGCAGGAACCGCTGGGCGCTGTGGTCTTGCGCATCCTGCAGCGTGGGCTGCACCATCATCATGTCTTGCGGATCGGTGTCGATCCGCTGCATCACGCTGTTGTAAAGCACCTCGGATTTTCCCAACTGGGTGGCAAACCACAGCACAACGCGCTCATACGGCGTGTAGCTGCTGGCGGCGCGCATGGGCTCCACCAGGTACGGCGTGCGCTCATTGCGCCACAGGCCGCGCTCCGGGCCTTTGGCAATGTGCCGGAACTTGCCCGCCCATTCAGCAGTGTCAATGCGCGGCGGCGGCGCCATGTATTGGCGCAGCAGCTGCGCCACCAGGTCATGCGCGCGCGTGGCGTCGGGGGTGTCGCAAACGATCATTGAACCTCACCATCGGTCTGGCCCATGCGCTCGGCTGCGCCAGACAGGTGCATCAGGGCGCGGTGGATCTCTTCGTGCAGGACGTTTTGCACATTCGCCGGGTCAGCGTCCGCAGCCAGCGTGGGGGCCAGCCGGGCGGGGATCTGCAGCATGGCGTCTCGGGTGGTGGCAAACACCGTGGCCAACGCGGCTTTGACGGCGGCAATGCGGATCAGGTCATTTCGCATTTCAGCGAGTTTGAGATGGGCAATTTGAGCTTCAGCGGCTTCGCGCAGGGTTTTCGCAATGTGATAACTTGTGATTTCTGTTGATTCGTCTGGCTCAGGTTGCGTGGTTAGTGGTTGCTTCAGTGGCTGCAGTGGCGTTTCTTCTTGTGAAATCATGGACGCCGTTGTTTTTCCGCTTGGTCGAACCCTGTTCAAAAGCGCTTGGGTGGCTTGCGTTCGGTCAATCAGCCCTTCGGCATCTTTTTGCAAAATGCCGCGCTTAACAAGGTCGTGTATCGCTTGACGCGACACATCAAGCTCGCGGGCCAGGCCAGATTCAGTGAGTTTTTGTGGCTTTGTCAATGGATTTCACTCCGCTAAAAAACTCAAGGTAAAAGGCGTGCAGCTCTGGGTTGTTGTGGATGGCGCTTTGCTCGATTCGGGGGTTTGTGTTTACGTTGGCGCTTGACTCGATCACCACCTGGTAGTCGTCAACGCTGCACAAAGTCACTTTGCTGTGGTTTTTGGCGACGATCATGCGGCATCCGTAGAGGTCGCACATCTTCAAAAACTGCTCGTATTCGTCGCCATACGATCCGGGGAAGATTTCGCCAGCGTAGAGGTCGAATTGCTCGATTCGGCCAGCGTCAAGCCAGGCGCTTATTTCGTTCAGGTCGTTTTTGGCAATGCACCAGGTGGACATCAGGACGTGGTCAAGGTGGTTGACGCCGGCCAGGATATGGCGCAGGTAGCTCAGACTGTCGATGTCGCCACGGCTGACGACGTGCCAACTTTCTCCGGTTGCTATTTTTGCTGGCAGGATGTCAGCCAGGGTCGATTCTGCGTTGGCGCGGCGCATGTGGTGGCGGTTGGCGCTTTTTTGGGCGACGGCGCGGCGGGTTTCGGCGCGGTCAGCTACGATTTGGCGACTTGCGCGGGCGATTTCAGCCGGGTCGAAGCCTTCAAAAAGCGCGTCTTGCATCATTTTTTGCTTTCGGGGTAAGGGTCAGCTTGGTCGATTTGTTTGCGTAGCCACTTGGCACCGCCCAGCAGCAGGTATTTTTCCGCTTGGGCTTGCGTGGCGGGCCGCCAGCTCATGGGCGCCGGACGGTCTGGGGCAGGCGGGCGGCCTGCGCCGGGTTGTTTGCCGCCTTTGGTCATTTTGTCCAGACCACTTCAATGGCGCGGGTTTCATCGTTTTCTTCGTAGGTGTCGAAGTGCGCCTCGTCTGTGTCTGCTTTGGCATTCCATTCACTGCGTGTGACGTAATCGACAAATTCAGCATTTCCCAGCCATTCGCCTGTTTCTTTGTCGGCTTCAACTTTGTACTGTGGGTAAACGCGGCCCGCGTAGGCATTCAACTGCGGGCCGCTTGCGACAAGCACAGACCCATCTGCAAAGGTGTAAATCGTGGCTTCATTGGCCCAATCTTGGTCAGTAGACGTTGCGACTTTTTCAGCCTCCTCCATGCCAGATGCTGCATTGCGGGCGGTCATCAAAATTTCAGTTGCGGTTGTCATTTTTTTCTCCTAGCCAGGGTGCCGCCTGGTGCGGTGCATCGTGTTTTCGTTGCATGGCTTTATTGTATTCCAACAATCTATAAAGTCAAGCATTTATTTGCGTTTTTTAAAAAATAAATTCGCTTATTTTGACTGTCAAGCCAGTGTCAAGTAACTCGGAAAGCTACACACTAGCGCGAGAACGCGGTTCGAATTACCCTTGGCGGGCAGGTCGCTGGAAGTACCTTGATAGGGGGGTGTCGGGCGCATCACAGCAGGCTTCCTTGATCCTTTAGCAGCGCGGTTTTGATGGCTTTGTCGAAGGCGTCATTGAAGTAGCCGGGGAACTGTTTGTTGATGGTGGCTTCAGCTTTTCCGTAGAAGTCGAGCGTGCGCTTGTACTGCGCTTGCTTCACAAAGATCAGCACCGGCTTGATGCTCTTGCCAAAGCCCGTGCTCACCCTTTTGTAAACGCCGGGCTGCAGGCTGCTTTTTCGGGTTTGCTTGATGACCGGCTCGCCGCCCTCTACTGTGTAAGTGGTCCGGCCAATCGACCCGAAGCTGACAAAGTAATCAAACCCATACACCCCTTTTTTTGCGTTGCCTTTGGCCAGCCGCTTTTTGGTTTTTGCATTGGCTTTGTTGTAGCCTGATTCGGTGTACGCGCCCAGCACGTTCAAGATTTGGCTTATCTGGCCTTGGCTCATGTTGCCGTTGGCATCGAGCGTGGCACCTGCACCTGGCACCGCGTTGTAGCCTTTGGGTAGCAAACCGATTTTGTTCAACCTCACTTCAAAGGCTTTGAAGTGGCGCCGCCCGGTGTAGACGTGGGGTTCCACCATCGTGCGGGCGTTGTCGAACAGGTTTTTGTCTTTGAAAGCCAGCGATGCATCCAACTTGGTTTTGGTGGCGTATTTCACCCGCACGCTGTTCAGCACCCACGGCGTTGGCCTATCGAACACGCGGGCCATTTCGGTGCGAGTGTCGCTGCGGGCGTGCTCTGCGGTTTTATTGATGGCCGTCATCAGGGCATACGGCACCTGGGCATTTGCATAGCTTGCCTTTCAGGGTTTGGCTGCAGGTTCAGCCGCTGACAGATCTGGTGCAGCCCACACACAGACGTGTGACACGCCGAAGGTGACCATGTATTGGGCGATGTCGCGGGCAACTTCCACCAGGGTGAAGGGCGTGCCAACCACATGTCCAGCCTCAAAAGCGTAGAAGCAATTCGTCTCACCACGCAGACCACGCCGCACCAGCGCAAACGCGGGCTTGCCCATGACAGCGGCCTTGGCCTGGATGGACTTGTACGTCTCAGGCATGTGGTCTTTGATGTCTTGAATTTGCTGTTCGACTGTCTTCATTTGCTGGCCTTTCTTGCTGGTCCGTCCACCCGTCCACCTAAATACATTGATGTCATCACACACACACAAATTGCCCGGGTGCGAGCGCGTGCGCGCGACACGCACACATCACGTGCCCGCATTGGTGCTAATCGCGCGCTTTGGACAATGCAGCGGCTCCAACCCGGTATTTCTGGAAATAGACCGGCGCGGTGCGCTCAGTGCCAAATGCTGGACGGCTGGACGGATGCGACATGACCCGCACCCAACAGACGCCTGCACGGCGCGACAGGCCTGGGCTACGTCATAGGCCCATGCGCCGACATCCCCGCTACCGCGCCACAGTGGGTGCTGCCAATCTTGCGTCTGGCACCCACAGCAACACGGCGCGATTCAAGAACCGCGACCTTTTCGGCGACGCATCGCCTTCCCTGGTCAAAACGGTTCATCGTCTGCGCCCTCTTCCGTCCCGGCTGCGTCTGCCGGGGTTCGGGGTGCGGCTGCACCCTCTTCATCGTCAATCTTCGGTGGCCACTCAGCGGGCTGTTTGTAGCCGCGCCTGCGCTGGCCAGTGCTCTCGCGGCCATACTCCCAGCCGTGCAATTCCAGCCAGCCCCGGATCTGGCTTTCCAGCAAGCTGCTTGACTTGGCGGCATCCGCCCCCAGCGCGCTCACCAGCCGGTCCAGCGTGACAAACTTCAGCAGCTGGTTGATGTCGTTGGTGATCTTGCCCTCACCTGCGGGCGCACCCTCACGGGTCAGCAGCTCATACAGCCTGGACTGCACGGCTGTTTCCACCAGCCGCAGCTTTTGCTCCGGCTCAAAAAACGTGTTTTCATCTTCGCGGCTGGGCGCGTAAATCTCCCCCGCCTGGTAAGCCGCCAGCGCCTCAGCAAACAATTGCCCCCGCTGACGCTGCAGCCAGGCCAGCTTGATCGGCTGATCAATCCACACCGGCCAAAAGCGCCGGTTACCCGTCAAGTCGTACAGGTACTGCTTTTTGTTGGTGCTGCAAAAAATCACGCACTGGCGTGGATGCGCCTGCACATACTTGCCATACGCCCCCCGAAACCGGTCAACGGTCGAGGAAAAGAACTGCTTGACCTGCTCCGAGTCCGCCTTACGCAAAGCCGTCAACTCGCTCAACTCATAGCCCCACAGGCCTTCCAGTTGCTCAAACCCATCCTTACCGTTGCCAATGTCAAAGTGCGTGTCTGAAAAGAACTCAGCCCCCACCAGCGTCTTGACAAAGGTGGACTTGCCCACACCCGGCAGCCCCTCAAACACCGGCGAATAGTCAAACTTGCAGCCCGGCTGCATCACACGCGCCACCAGCCCGATCAGCAGATACCTGCCCACCAGCTCCAGATAACGGCGCCTGCGCGGGGCCAGCGTAACCGGGTCCATGCCCAGCACGTAAATCAGCCACTTGTCCAGGCGCACCGTGCCATCGTGCGTTTGCGCCTGCAGCCAGTCTTTCACCGGGTGATAGCGGTTCTGATCCGCCACCGTTTCAATGGCCTCAGACAGCGCCGCGCGTGAGGCCGGGCGCAGCTTGTACTTGCCACACAGATAGTCCCCCAGCGCCAGGTCGTCGGTGTCCTTCAGCGGCCCGGCCACACCGCGCCACGGCCACGGCACACGTGTGCCAGGTGAACCGGTCAACTCGTTGTAACCCAGGCAGTCTCTCAAAGCCGGGGCTTTGCGCAGGGCGGTGATCAGCAGCTTGCGGTTCACACCAATTTCGTGCCGCCCTTTCAGCTTGAGCGAATCCACCATGAAATCCAGGTGATCCGCAAAAGCATCGCCGTCATCATCCCCCGCCCCCACACCCCCCGCGTCAGCGCCAGGGCCGCCAAAATCATCCCCCCCTGCCCCGTCAGAAGGGGCCACAGGCTGGCCAGGATCATCTTGGCTGGTCGAATCGCTCTCAGGTGACACCAGCGGCTGGGCACGGCCAAAGAAGGCCAAAACCCGCTCACCGTCCCAGCCGTCTGTCAAGATGGCGTCGGCACAATCCCAACCGTCCACCACTTCCAGCGGGGCAGGTATCGGCAGCATGGAAACTGTGCAAGCGTGTGAATCACGCAGCAGCGCACCAATACCCAGCATGGCCCCCATGCCCGGCTGCTTTTCCACCGGCAGCAGCGGTTTCATGGCGTGGGCAATCTCGCGGGCGGCATCGTCCAGGCAGGCCTCGCGCTCTTTTTTGGTCAGCGCCTCACGCTTGCCATCACAGTCTGGCCACAGCAGCACCGTGGTGCCCGCCAGCCAAACCCAATCGGCCTTTTTCCAGGCCTTGCTGCCACCGGGCCAGCTGGCCACCAGGTAGATGTTGGGCGCGGTCACGGTCAGCAGATCCTGCAGCACCATCGCCTTGCGCTCACCTTCCACCAGAATCACCGTGGGCAGCGGCTCACCAAACCCGGCAGAGGCGCCCACTGGCGACAAACCACCGGGGAAAAACAGCGGCCTGGGTTCATCCCACGTCTTCCAGTGCCAGCGCGCCGCACCATCGCGGGCGGACGTGCACCAGGTGTATGGCAGCGTGTCTTTGCCGCCATCCGACGTGCGAAACCGGATCACATAGCCCAGCAGCTCACCATCGCGCCTGTATTCAGCCGTGTGCGTGATGTCGCACGCCAGCCGGTAATGGTGCTTGAACGTGGGCGCAGGCGCATTGGCAGGCACCGGCAGCACCGTCACCCAGCCTTCATCCTGGCGCGGAGTGGCAGGCACGGCCACCGGTGCAGGCCGAGGTGGGCGTGGGGCCACGGGCGCATCACCGCGGGCAGGCTGCACATCAGCCACATCCTCCAGGCCCTCTTCACGCGCCACCGCTACAGCAGCGTGGCCCATGCCCAGGTCATGGATGGCGGCATACAGGCTGATCAGATCATTGCCGCGCGTATCGTCAGCAAAATCAGCCCACTTGCCATTCGTCAGGTTAACGCTGGTGCTGCTGCCCGCCCCGCCAGACAGCGACCCACACACATACTCATGCCCCCGCTTGGTGCCACCCGGCAGCCAATCGGCCACCAGCTGCTCAATACGGCTCAGCAGCGCACTGGCCAGCGCCTCAAATTTAATCGGCGGCAGTGCCTTGTGGTCAGTCATACCGGGTCAGTAAAAAAAATGGAGAGATCAGGCCGCGCGCTGCAAACGGCGGGCGACTGTCAAGCAACACCACCGGCCAGTAACACCCGGCGCAGCGCCGCGTTTTCTTCGCGCAGCTGGCGGTTTTGTTTTTCAGTCTCGGATTCGAGCTTGCGCAGGCTATGCAAGTCATAGCCACGCTGGGCCATCATCCACAGCAGAGGTGCGT